AAATGAGGGGAAATATGGTAAATGATGGGAAAAGATGGTAAATGAGGGGAAAAAGAGGGTAAATGAGGGGGAAAAGATGGTAAATGAGGGGAAAAGATGGTAAATGAGGGGAAAAAGAGGGTAAATGATGGGAAAAGATGGTAAATGAGGGAAAAAGAGGGTAAATGAGGGAAAAAAGAGGGTAAATGAGGGAAAAAAAGAGGGTAAATGAGGATTTTTACAAATCACGTGTATTAGGTTTTAATTTTAATACCAACCAAAAATACTAACACTTATTTCTCCTTTTTATATATTAATATAAATTTATTTTTGTATTAAACCATATCTCCTAAAAATATTTTTGTTTTTTATATTTATATAATATAATTAGATAATATATTTTAAAATATTATAAAAATAACATTTTTGTTAAATAATAACGTTAAATAAGTAATTTTGGTAAATTTAAAGAATTCCGCGCGCGCAAATTCAGAAATCTAAATTTGATCTCAAAAACAAAAAAGTGCATAGACTTTTTGAAATTTTTTAAGGTTTTGTATCTACTATTTTAACTTTAATAATCCTATTATATATATTTATTTTATTATCATTTATAATATCATAAATCTATCTAATCATATAAATTGATATTATCAATTAGATCGTATATAGACAAAGAACATTTAAATTGATTATTTTCTGGTCTTGAATGAATTCTTGTAATATCTTTTATAATATTAAATGATATATATAAATCTCCATATGTATTTTTAGACCAAATAGGTAATCCATAATTACATAATTTTATTATATTTGTATTATTTTTAATTAAAATAGGAATATTGATATCTTTTTTAAAATGGTGTAAATTAAGTTGAAATCCATCAAAATAATCATCAATACCAATATCAATTGAACATGATAGATCGTATAGATTAGTTCTTTTAAAAGATAATTCATTTTGATCGACCAATTGAAATATATACTTTTTATTATTGATATTAATTTCATGTTCAATATTTTCGGTTTCAATATCTAATTTACCAGATAAATTTTTATTTTTATCTATAAAATATATTTTATAATTTTTGTTGTAAAAATAATATTTTAAAGGTATTATTATTTTATTGATACTTCTAAGACTATTAATATCTAAAATTGTATAATTTTCTAAATTATTAGAATTTATGTTATCATTATTTATTTTTGAATTATTTGTATTTTTAAGATGTTGTATTAAACAATCTTTTATTAAATTAACACCATTATTTAATAACTCATTTTTATTAATATTTTGATATATATTTGATATATTTTTAGTATCAGAATTTAAAATAGCATCATTAATATTATTATATGTTGTTTTAATAAATGATCTAATTTCAGGATTCATATCTTGAAATATAGTATCAAACAATTCATCAGGTGATAACATTATATCAGGATTATTTATATTACCAGTAGAATCATATATAAATTTTTTATTAGTATCTATTAATATTTGATAAGCTTCAGATATTTCTTTAAATTTTTGTTCATATTTTTCTTTATTTTCAATATTTTTATCAGGATGATATTTTAATGCTAATTTTTTGTAAGCATTTCTTATATCGGATTCTGTGCAATCGATATTTAATTGTAAAGTTTTATAAGGATCCATATTAAATACTTATAAAATTTTACTTTAATATGTTTTAAAATGAATTAAGGTTTTTAATAAATATAAAAAAATTTTCTAAAGCAAAAAAATATTTATTTGTTTTTTTAGTATAATATTCATTTTTAGCACATTCTTCTATTATTTTATGTTTTTGTATATCATTATAGTCTTTTGATTTAATAATAAAATTAAGATAATTTTTTAATATATCTTCAGGTGAAAAATCTAATAAATGTAATTTATAAATAATAACTCTTATATTATCTATAAAAGTAATATTATTAGATGTTTTTATAATATCATTAATATTTTTAATGTATATTTCTAATGGATCAATATAATCATTATTATAAATTAATGTATTTAATTTAAATAAATTATCTTTACATTTAGATTTTATTTTTATTCTATTTAAACTTTTTTTTAGTTTGTTTTCACAATAATCAAGATATTCATCAATTTGATTTTTAGGAAATGGAACTCTAATATTTAAGCATCTACTCAATATACTTTCATCTAATTTGCTTAAATTATTTGCACTATATATAAATCTTGCACATTTAGTATGCATTTCCATAATTCTTCTTAATGATAATAAAGCATTTTTATTTAATTTATCAATTGAATGTAATACAATTATTTTATATCCATTATTTATAATATTTTTAGTAGATATTATTTCTTCTTTAATAAAATTACATAAAACATGTTTATCATATAATCCATATTCATTTAAAAAAAATTCATAATGATATTTACTTTGTATACATTTAATTTGAACATCATTATTATTTATTTTAATATCATATTCTATTATTTCTGTTTGTAATTCATTTAAATTATATATATATTTAATAAATGATTTAATTAATATTTTTTTTCCGGAAGATTTAGGACCATAAAATAATATATTAATTAATGTATTTTGATTATAGTTTTTTAATTTATTTATAATATCTTTATGAAATATAAAATCATTAAAATTATTAGGTACTATTTTACAAAACATTATTAAAAAGATTAATCTAATAAATATTTTAATTTTTAATATATTATTAATTGAAGTAATTTTTGTTTTATTTAACTTATGCGTAATATTGATATATATATAATATAATTTAATATTCAGTAAATGAATACTATTATATCTATACAAAGAGAAAAATTTGATAAATTATTTGATAAATTAGAATATTTATCTTTAAATCTTGATAAAGCATATGAAGAAATGAATGAACAATCTATTAATAATTTAATAGATAAATTAAGATTATTTAATAAAAATGTAGATAATCTTGATAGTGAAGCAAATTTAATTTTAATAGATATAAAAGATAAGATATCATTAATAAATGATGATTTTAGTAATTTATTATTAGAGGAAATACAACAAAATAAAATGATTAAAGATTTTTATCCATTATTTTGTATTTATATATTAAATAACAAATCAAATTTATATATAGAAACAGATAATTTATGGAAATTAGATTAAATAAAACTAATTATTTTAGTAAATTATCTTAAAATTCCACGTGGTCCTCTAGGTCCTCTTTCACCTCGTGGTCCTCTAGGTCCTCGTTTATTTCTTAATTTAAAATATATTTTTATAGATAATATAAAATTAAAAAATATTAGAATTGAAAATATAATAAACATATTTTTAGAATTCGGTAATTCCATTATAATATTTACTTAGATAATATTAATATAAATGGATAAATATATAAATAAAATTCAAAACATAAAAGGATTAGAATTATTATGTGATCCAAAAAAAGTAAGATACAAAAATATAAATAATTATAAATTAGAAAATAATTTAAATAGTAATAAAAATGTAAACATTGAAATTAATGAGTTTGTAATTAATTTTAAAAAGTTAATTAAAAATATTTTAGATAATTTTAATCCTAATAAAATTAGTAATAACAAATATGATATATTATTACAATCATTATGGTATCACTTTATTTCTGAATATTTTAATTTTAATCCTGAAAATCCATATTTAAAAAATTTTTATATAAAAACAGAAAATTTTCATGAAAATTTAATTAAAAATAATAATAATAATTTATTAAAAATAGATATATTAGATAATATTATGATAAATTAATTTCAAACCAGATAAGAAGTATTTAAAAAAAAAGAATATAATATATATATTATAATGGAAAAACAAGAATCTGAAATAGTATGTAGTTTAAATGAAGACATATGGAAAGTTATTGATAATTATTTTAAAGTAATAGATAAACCGCTTTCATTGACGCAATTAGATTCATATAACATGTTTTTACAAGAACAGATCCCTAAAACTATTAGACAATTTAATCCGATTACTTGTTATTATAATGATGAATTACGGACAGATTCAACAAAAAATTTATTTAAATTTAAAATAGAATTTTTTATAGGTTCAAGTTGGCGTAATAAATTACCTGATACAAAAGTATTTCAAATGAAATCAGAAGAAGATACTCGTAATGAAATGGCAAATGAAATTATAAATGATGGAAAAGGTATTTATATAAGTAAACCTATAATAAAACAAAAAATGGAAGATGGTAATATAAAAAAAAAACAATTATATCCAAATGAGGCAAGATTAAAAAATTTAACATATAAATCAGATATTAGTTGTGATATTTTTGTAAGAATAACAGAATTTAAAATAGAAAAAGGAGAATATGTAATAGAAAATACTAAAATAATAAAATTTGATAAGATAGTGATAGGAAGTGTGCCTATAATGTTACATTCAAAAGCTTGTGTTTTAGATAATATAAAAGGTAATACTTTACAAAGTATGGGAGAATGTATGTATGATCAAGGTGGATATTTTATAATAGATGGTAAAGAAAAAGTAATAGTAGCTCAAGAAAGACAAGTTGAAAATAAATTATATATTAAAGAAATTAAAGATATAGAAAGCAAATATAGTTATGAAGTTGAAATTAGGTCTGTGCCAGAGTTTATATTTCAACCAGCAAGAATAGTAAGAATTTATTTATTTAATAAAAAATTACATATACAAGAAAATACAATTAGAGTTTCAGTGCCTAATTTCACAGAAAATATACCATTAATGATATTATTTAGAGTTTTAGGTGTTATTTCTGATAAAGAAATATTAAATTTAATAATTGGAAATTTAGATAGTGAAACAGCAGAAAAAATGTTAGATATTTTAAGACCAAGCATTATAGAGAGTTCATTAATAAATACACAATTGTTAAGTATTTATTATTTAAAACAATATGTAACTTTATATGGAAAACCAGTGACCAATGAAAGTATAAAAAATGCTTTATTAATTAATATATTAAGGGATTATTTTTTACCACATGTAGGTAAAGATTTTAATTGTAAAGCACATTTTTTGGGTTATATGGTAAAAGAATTATTACTAACAAAATTAAAATTTAAGTCACAAACAGATAGAGATAGTTTAATAAATACTAGAATAGATATATCTGGATATTTAATAGGAAATATATTTAGAGATTTATATTTTAGATTAGGTAATAAATTAGAAGAACAAATAAATAAATTTTATTATAATAGAAATTTAGAAAATACTATTGGTGAAAAAGAAACCGACCAAAAAAAACATAATTATTGGAGTGAAAATCCTAATCAATTTTTTAATATAGTATCATTAGAAGAAGATGATAATTCTATAAATATAAATAAATTAATAGATAGAAAAATTATTGATGATGGATTTATGTTTGCTTTTAAAAATGCATGGGGTTTAAAAAATTCATCAGGAAAACTAAAAGAAGGTGTAGTTCAAGATTTAGATCGTCTAAATTATTTAGGTTATATATCTCATATAAGAAGAGTTAATAAAAATTTGTCACAAAGTGCTAAAATGAGAGAACCTCATTCATTACATTCTAGTTCATATGGAGTAATATGTCCGGATGAAACTCCGGATGGTGGAAATATTGGATTACGAAAAAGTTTATCATTATTTGCCAAGGTGACATTTGGAATAAATTCAGAACCTATATATAAAGCTTTATTAATCAATGAAATGATACCTATATGTAATATTAATAATTATGAAATAAGTCTAAGTAATTTAATTTTATGTTCAGTTTTTATTAATGAAAGATTAGTTGGATATACTAAAAATCCTTTATTATTTGTTAATAAATTAAAATTATTTAGAAGAAATGCCCTAATTAATGTATATACTTCTATAGCCTGGTATTATTCTGATAATATAATAAAAATTTCAACAGATTCGGGAAGATGTTGTAGACCATTATTAATTGTTGAAAATAACAAAATAAAATTAAATAATGAAATGATATTAAATATAGAAAATAGTAAATATAATTGGAAATATTTAATAGGAGGATTTAAATATTTAGAAGATAAAGAAAAAGAACCTTATAGAGATTATGATGATAAATATCATACTAATCAATATACTGATGATCAATTAATAGGTTTTTCAGCTGTAATAGAGTATATTGATACAGAAGAAGCAAATACTTGTATGATAGCAATGAATTCCAATGAATTAGAAAACAATAAAATAACACCTTTTACACATTGTGAATTACATCCTAGTTTAATGTTTGGAGCTTTAGCAAATAATTTGCCATTAATTGAAAGAAATCAACATCCAAGGAATCAATTTTCTACAGCTCATGGTAAACAAGCATTAGGAATTTATGCAACAAATTTTAGAAATAGAATGGATACTAAAGGACAAATATTATATTATCCACAAAAAGCTATAATTCAATCTAATTTTGCAAAATATTTACATACTAATGATTTACCACAAGGTATTAATGCAATAGTTGCAATAGGATGTTATAGCGGATATAATCAAGAAGATTCAATTTTATTTAATAAGGACTCAATAGAAAGAGGTTTATTTAGAACAGTAAAATTTAGGTCATATTCAAATAAAGAAGAAATATTAGAAGAAACAAAACAAAAAGAAATATTTAAAATTCCAGAAATTGATGTGACAAAAAATATAAAAAATGGAAATTATAGTAAATTAAATAAAAATGGCTTAATAAAGGAAGAAGTTAGAGTTGAAGATTCTGATATTATTATTGGAAAAGTCGTGACAACAAATGAAGTAGATAGTATAGGAAGAAAAATTTACATAGATAATTCTGAATATATTAAGAGAAATGAAGAAGGATTTATTGATAAAGTTTATTATAATTATGGAAATAATGACCAAAAATATTGTAAAATAAGAATTAGAAAAGTTAAAATACCAGAAGTAGGTGATAAATTTTGTTCCAGATATGGACAAAAAGGGACAATAGGAATGCTTATAGATGGTAAAGATATGCCATTTACAAAAGATGGATTAATACCTGATTTAATTATTAATCCTCATGCTATTCCAAGTAGAATGACAATAGGACAACTATTAGAAACAGTTTTAGGAAAATTTTCTTGTAATTTTAATTCAATTTTAAAATTTACAGCATTTGCCGATGAAAATTTAAAATTAATTAGTAATGCTTTAGAAAAATATAATTTTGAAAAAGATGGAAATGAAATAATGTATAATGGAAGAACTGGAGAACAATTAAAAGTTAATATCTTTATTGGACCTACATATTATCAAAGATTAACCCATCAAGTCTCTGATAAATTTTATTCAAGAGATGAAGGATCAAAAACTGCTATTTCTCATCAACCTGTTGGTGGTAGAGCATTAGGTGGAGGATTACGTATTGGTGAAATGGAAAGAGATGCATTATTAGGTCATGGTTTATCAATGTTTTTAAAAGAAAGTATGATGGAACGTTCTGATAAATACAAATTTTATATATCAGATAAATCTGGATTAATTGCAATAGTTAATAAAAATAAAGGTATATTTGAAGATTTTTCAAATGATGAAATAGAAATAAAAATTAATAGTTTTACAGGTGAGATTACTAAAAATACAACTAAAATTTCTGATTCAAATTTTTATTGTATAGAAGCACCATATTCTTTTAAATTATTATTACAAGAAATGCAATCTATGAGCATTGCTCCAAGATTAATAGTGCACGAATCAACAAAAAAATGGTCTAATGTAAAAGATATAACAAATGAAGAAATTATTAAATTTCAAGATAAATATTCATTAGAAGAAAAAAGTAATTTAACAGAAAATAATAAACTTACTAAATCTTTTTTTGCTTTTAGAAATCTTGTTAAAGAAATTTTATTAAAAGGAGCAAGTAAACAAACTAATAATAATACATTACTTGATTTATCTGTAGGAAATGGAAATGATATATATAAATGGGCTAAAGCAGATCTTACAAAAATAATAGGTATTGATATAAATAAAATAAAAATTATTGATGCTAATAAAACATATGAAACATTAAAAACATCCGAAAATCAAGAATTAAAAGAATGGGCAAATCAAGTGTCAATTCATTATATACATAAAGATACAACTGAAAATATTAGACAAAATATACAATTATTTGATAAAATAGAAAAAAATTCATTTACAACTGTTTGTTCTTTTTTTACAGCACAACATTATTTTGAAAGTATAGAAAAATTAAAAGGTTTTTTAGAGAATGTTAAAGAAAATATTAAATTAGGAGGTTATTTTTTATTAACTTGTTTAGATGGTGAAAACACTTATAATTTACTTAAAAATTCATATAATAACGATACACATACATATATATATGAAGGTAAAGTAAATGATGAACTTATTTATACTATAACTTCTAATATCTCTTATTTTAATGATAAAGATAAATTATTTGATACTTTAGATGATTTTAATGTTAGTGTTAATATTAATTTTATTAATTCGGATAATAATATGCAATCATATTTAGTTAATAAAAAATTATTAATTAATATTGCTTCTGAATTTGGACTAAAAATAATATCTAGTGATGAAGCATCCAAAAATTTTCAATTTATAAAATCAGGATGTGGTTTATTTAAGGATATTTATGAAATAAGAAAAATTATTACTAGTATTAATGTATCTTCATTAGATATTGATATACAAAATTTAGATAATAAGGATTATGTGCATTTAAAACAATATTCCGATTTACATAGGTATTATATTTTTAAATATGTTGATGATAAGTTTATGTTAGATAAAGAATTTGAATCTGATGCTGAATGTAAAATGTCTTTAAAAAAAAAAAGATATTCAAATTACAATCAATTAATATTAACAAGTGGAAATAAATATCAATTACATCAATATTTAATAGAACAACGAGCATTAAATGGATCAGGTGTTATTGTAAATAATAAATGTATTGATACTGATAATATGTATACTAAAGAAAATTTAATATTAGATACAAGATTAAATAATATAATGAAAAATAGTTTATATAACGATATAAATCATGAATCTTTTAGTAATACACTACACTATATGTTTGAAAATATGGGTTATGGTATATTTGTAAAAATTAAAAATGGTATTTTAACTATGTTTAGTCCTTTTTTTTATAATAATTATAAAAATAGTTTTAGTAAAAAAACAATTGATGATAAATTAATGGAATTTTATATTAAAATTAATAAAGATATATATTCAGAAGGTTTTGAACAATATTTTGGGATGAAAAATGAAAAATTAAATAAACCATTTAAAAAAATGAATAATATTGAAAATTGGTGGACTGAAAATTGTATAGTAAATGCATTTGGTAATCTTCAAGACCTATCAACAACAAATTTTGGAGAATATAAAAGTTTATTAGAAAATTTATGTCATAATAGAGGAACACAGATTTGTGATGTTGAATTTTTTATTAATAAGCAAAAGTTCCCTTATCTAACAATGCCAGATGTTAATGATAGTAAACCAAGAGAACCATATTATCATATATATGGTAATCTTCAAACTGATTTATCTAAAAACTCATTTACTAAATATATGCCTATTTTAAGTACTGTGACTTGTGTTGATAATAATAATAATGACTTGTATGTTGATTTACCTATACCTAATATTACTGATTGGAATCTTATTTTGAAAAAAAGTATTCCACCTGATTGTTGGAATAAATATATTAAAACTCCACAAATTATAGTTGGTTGGGATGATGATAAATTAAACTATAAAAAGATTAATAAAATATTTTTTAAAGGAACATCTGCCGGATGTGGAGCAACCGAAGATTGTAATCAACGTTTGAAAATAGCTAATTTAGTAGAAGATATTAATTATAGAAGTATTTTAGATATTAACATTACTAAGTTAGATAATGAAGATACCGTTTATATGAATAATTATATTAATTATCAATCTCCTGAATCAATTGAAAAATTAATTAAAGAAAAATTTATAAATCAATCTTTAGATTTAAATGAATATCAATTTAAATATTTATTATATATTGATAGTTATTCAGCAGCAGAAAAATTATCTTATTTATTATCTTTAGGAAATATTGTATTTAAAACAGAATCAATAGATGAAAATTATCAATATAAATTATGGTATTCTGATTTATTAATTCCATTAAATGATGATTTTACAAATTATTATGAAGCAACTCATATAAAAATTAATAAAGATTTTTCAAATTTATTAGCTTGTTATAAATGGTGTGAAGAAAATCAATCATATGCTCATAAAATTGCTGTTAATGCTAATCAATTTTATAATAAATTTTTTAATATAGAAAGTATTTATGATTATTTTGAAAATTTATTAAAAAAAATTTCTAAAAATACAACTAATGATTCAGTTGTAGAAGATATTTATGTAAAAGTAATATCAGAAGAAATGATACAAGAAAATATAAATTTTCCTCAAAATAAATTAGGATTATTAATTGGAAAAAAACATGCAAATCTTATTAAGATTCAAACATTAACTAATACTCAAATTGAATTTAATAATGATACATTTAATATTGATGAACAAAAACACATAACTGTCACTATAAAAGGATCTGAAAGTGATGTTTATAATGCAAAAAAAGAAATATTTAAAATAGCATATATTATTAGTAAAAAAATTGAAATAGATATAGAATTAGTTAATAAATTTATAGGAAAAAAGGGAGAAAATATTTTTATGATGGAAGATAAATTTGATGTAAAAATATATTATTCTAATACTGGATATACGGCTAAAGGTAATAAAATAATTTCTATTGTAGGAACATCCGAAAATGTTAAAATTGTTATATCAGCAATTAATCATAATATTAAAAATCTTAATTTTATGAATACATCAACTCAATTTGAAATTTATCCGAATTATGATAAAGATTTTACTTCTAACTCTCATAATAGATTTGTTGAAACTCTTCCTCTAGACATAACACCACATAAATTAGGTGTTATTATACCTTTTGGGAGTTTTAATTTACATAATGATGATATTCAAAATAATAATTCATATGCAGAAAATTTAAGGGAAATTTATGAAAATATTATTAGAATTGAAGCAGAATTAGAAATAATAAAAAAACAAAAAAATCAACATAGTCATGATATTTTTGATTATAGTATTATTCTTGTAACTCCACAAGATATTATTTGTAATTATTTTATTAATAAAACAGATTCTAGTGTATATATACAACCTTCTTTAGAAATGTCTGATTATTTAATTAAATATGATGTAAATGAATATACACATGATCCTAAAATAGATGTTATGGAACCTTTAGAAAAAAATCTTAAATTTAATAGAGGAGCTACCATTAATGCTGGTGTAAAAATAGCATATTTTCAAGAATGTGATTATATTGTTATTAATAATTTTGATCTACAACCTGATGAAAATATTATAAAAGAATTCACAAATATTTCAAATAATCCTATAAATTTATCATCAAATATACCCGAATATAATAAATTATCCGATACAGATCCTATAAATGTTAAAATTGGATGTTTAAAAATAAAAATAGATGATTTTATAAGATCAGGTGGTTATCCAAATGATGTATGGGGTCTTGGAGGAGAAGATTATTTATTTATACAAAGACTAAATAATAAAAATATATCTATAAGAAATTTAATTCAACTAGAACACTCATTTGGTTTTTCTTTAATAGATATCTTATACAATTCTAATTTAAAAAGTAATACTACATTAAAAGACAAAATAGATGATGAAATTAAAAATAGATTAATTGATGAACAAACTGATGATGACTATATAAATAATATATATTTACTTGATAACAAAATATCAAGTATTAAACAAAAAAATTGGTTTAGCACTCAAAATGTAGAATTTATTAATAATTCATCAAAATCTAAACATTATAAAATAAAATTTTATAAAAATTTTATTTATCCTTTTATTTATAAAGATATGTTTTCTAATATTGATTTAAAAGATAACGATAATCTTATTGATATTATAAATAAATTTTTTGATAATATTTTATTTTATATTTTTAATTTTGATCCTGATTATATTAAAACTATACAAAAATTTGATAAAATTCAATCTAATATCTATATTTATAATAAAGATATATTAAACTATCATATTGAAGATGATTTATATATAATACAAGATTCAAATTATAATAATTATGTTTTACACAATTTTTTTTATAGAGTTAAACATGCAACAGAACTTTTAATTTTTGAATTAAAAAAAATAAAAATAAAAGATCCTAAATTAGATTTTGATTTAGACAAACTTAAAATAAATATATTATACAATAAAATTGATGAAGAATATAGCGGTTTTAAAATTACATTAACACAATTAGATGAACATAGTAAAGAATTAAATTTACAAGATATTATATTTTCAACATTTGAACATTTACCAATTTATGAAGACATTACTGCAGAAATAAAAGATGAAAGAGATAAAGTTAATAAAAACAACGATAAATTTGAAAAAATATATTATACCGATGAAGATTTAAAAAAAGTTAAAGAAAATTTGGATGATGGCGACGATATTTATGAAATTATAGATAAATATATAATTATTTATTCAAAAAAAAATGATAAATTATATATTAAAGATTTTAAAAATAATTATAAACCAGTTTTATCAGAAGCATTAACAGAATACAATATATTTTTAAATACACTTGCTTATAAAATAGACAAAAATTTATTACATAAAAATGTAAAGTCTAGTGAATTACAAAAAAAATTCTTTATAGAGTCATCTTTTGAAACAGATGACTCTAGAGATTCATTACCAATACATGAAAAAACTGAACAAGAATTTTATAAGGGTTTACCACCTGATGATCCTTTAAAAACATATTGATTTTATTATATTATTAAACTAAATACACAAGATAAAATTTTTTTTTTTTTTTT